AGGACGGTGAGCAAGTAATGAGTGATCTCAAGAAGCGTTTTAGCTTTGAGACAACCACGTTTTCGGGCGATCCATATCAATCTGCATTTAACGAAGGACAGCGCGCAACAGTGTTGCTAATCGCCCGGATGCTGTCCGACGAGAAGGAACCACAATGAGCGAAGAGGCAATCCAAGACACTGGATCTCAAGAAGTCGCAGAGGCGGCACCGGCTAACTTTCTGGAAAGCTTACCAGAGGATTTACGGTCTGAACCGTCATTAAGAAATTTTGCTGATCCTGCTTCACTAGCAAAAAGCTATATACATGCGCAGCGTATGATCGGAGCGGATAAGGTGCCGCTGCCGGGCAAGAGCGCTACGCCTGACGAGTGGCGCGCTGTATATCAAAAGCTTGGCGCACCAGATGATGCAAATGCGTATGATTTAAAGTTTGAGAGTGCTGACTTCAGTGAAAATGAGTTAAGCGGGCTAAAGGCTGCAGCGCTTGATGCGGGGTTAAACAATACGCAGGCCCAGCGCATTGCGGCGTATCTTGAGGAAACGCTAACGGGTGCTAGGTCTAGCTTTGATGAGGCTGCGGAAGATTTAACGCACCAAGGTGAGCAAGAGTTACGTCAAGAATTTGGCCGAGCGTTTGATCAGAAGCTTGAGCTTGCTCAGAAAGCTGCCCATACATTGCTTGGCGGCACTGAGATCTTTGATGAGATCACATTGGCAGATGGTCGTATGTTGGGAGATCATCCGCAGATCGTTAAGATGTTTGCCGGTTTGGCTGAACAGATTGGTGAAGACAGTCTGGAAGGCGCGCCGACAGAAATGATTATGACCCCTGACGAAGCATCACGGCAAATTGCTGAGATGACTGGACGCGGCGGGCCATACTGGGATAAGATGCACCCAGAGCATGAGAGCTATGTACAACAGGTTCTAACGCTCCGAGAGTATCTATAGTGGATAACCGCAAGGCCCACGCATCATGCCTGTGTGTCAGGTGGAGTGACTGCCCAAGCAGTAAGCATTGGCCCCGCAAGGGATAACCACGCGCAGCAATCTGTAACGTAAACTGTAGAAAGGTGAGACAATGTCTTCACAAATCACTACGGCTTTTGTCAATCAGTTCTCCGCGAACATCCAGATGCTTTCACAGCAAATGGGTTCACTACTGCGTCCTGCAGTTGATGTGGAAACTGTGAATGGCGAGAAAGCCTTTTTTGATCAGGTCGGTAGCGCTGCTGCTGTTCTGAGAACTACTCGGCACGCGGATACACCGCTGATCGATACCCCTCACAGTCGTCGTATGGTGACGATGTCTGACTATGAATATGCGGATCTGATCGATGATCAGGACAAAGTTCGCTTGTTGGTAGATCCGACTTCAACATATAGCCGTGCTGCTGCTGCAGCTATGGGCCGCGCAATGGATGATGTGATCATCTCTGCTGCTCTTGGCAATGCAAAGACTGGTAAAGACGGTTCAACAACTACTGCTTTTGACAGCAACAACCAAATCGGTGTGGGTTCTCCTGCCGCTGGCTTGACATTGTCAAAGCTTCTGGAAGCCAAGGAAATCTTGGATGCCGGTAATGTTGACCCATCAATCCCGCGTTACATCGTTGTAGCTCCTAAGCAAATCTCTGATTTGTTGGGTGACACCACTGTAACATCGAGTGACTTCAACACTGTTAAGGCTTTGGCTCAAGGCGAGCTAAACCAGTTTGTTGGCTTCACATTCATCACATCAAACCGCTTGGGTGTTGATTCATCCAGCTATCGCCGCGTAATTGCTTTCGCTAGCGATGGTATCAAGCTTGCAATCGGCAAAGAGCCAACTGCACGCATTGATGAGCGCGCTGATAAATCATACGCAACGCAAGTCTACTATTGCCAATCTGTGGGTGCTACACGCATGGAAGAAGCAAAGGTAGTCGAAGTGTTGTGTTCTGAAGCGTAAGGAGAATAGGACATGGCTACTGTTTATTCAGTTCAACAGACTAATGCGACTGCAGATCCTGTTGTTAAAAACCCATCGAATGTTCTTGGCGGGCGTATCCGCGTAGCGCATGGTGTGTACGAAGCATCTTCTTTGGCAGATGGATCAACCATCCAAATGTTTGTACTGCCTGATGGGGCACGTTTGCTGGAAGGCTCACTGGCGCATGACGCGCTGGGTGGCGGCACCACTTTGTCAGTAGGATATGCTGCGCATACGACTGCTGCCGGTGCTGCGGTTTCAGCTTCTGCTGCTGCTTACAAAGCTGCTGCTGCGTCAACTGGTGCCCAGAAAGTGGACATCTTGGCAACGCTGGCTTTGGGCTCAGGCACAGTGACAGACACCAATGAAGACGGTGTTATCATCACTGCTACCAACGCGGGCACAGCGACTGGCACCATTGAAGTGACCATCAAGTACGTGGTTGACTAAGGCTTACAGAGCGGGGCGGGCAACCGCCCCCTCTTTTTACATGGAGATGCTTAATGTCTAGCGTGATTGATATTGCCAACAATGCTCTGAACCTAATCGGGGCGTCTAACATTATTAGCTTAACTGAAGACAGTAAGGCGGCGCGCATTGTTAATCAGCGATACACGAGCATCCGCGATGCAGTCTTTCGGGCACATCCTTGGAATTGTTTGATCCGCAGGGCTGAGCTAGCGCAAGATACTGTTGGCCCAGTGTATGGTTATGAAAACTCTTATCAACTGCCATCAGACCCGTTCTGCTTGCGCGTGCTAGAGTTTAACAACGGCACTATGGGATACCCGCAGGATAACATGAAGAATGCGACAGGTGGGCCTGTCTTTGTCATTGAGGGCAGAAAGCTTCTGACAGATGAGGGCACTGCTAAGATTAAATACATTGGCAGGATTACAGATGCTGCTGAGTATGACGCGACATTAACTGATACGTTGGCCGCACGGCTGGCGCAGGAAATCGCATATGCAATCTCTGGGTCTACTACAATGATCCAGCTTATGGCTTCTTTGTATGACAGTAAGTTAAAAGAAGCGCGGTTTGTGGACAGCACAGAAGGTGCGCCGCAAAAAATCGAGGCCAGCGACTTTATTGAAGCGAGGTTCTAATGGCGCGATCTGCTCCAGCGTTTAGCTCTTTTACGGCGGGCGAGATCAGCCCAAAGTTTGAAGGCCGCATAAACATTGAGAAATACAAAGAGGGCTTGGCCGATCTAACGAATATGATCGTTATTCCCTCTGGCGGTATTACGCGCAGGCCGGGCTCAGAGTTTCTGGGCGAGGTAAAGAGCAGCAGCGTAAAGACGCGATTGTTTCCATTTCAGTTCAAGTCTTCTGACACGTATGTTCTTGAGTTTGGCAATCAAATTATGCGCGTGTATCGCAATGGCGCGCAGGTTCTGGATGCGTCTGACAAGACAATAACAGCAGTTACGCAAGCCAACCCCGGCGTTATTACCAGCGCTGGGCATACGCTAAGCAATGGCGATGAGGTGTTTGTTACCGGCGTAGTTGGTATGACAGAGCTAAATGGACGCAACTATCTCGTTGCAAACTCCACAACGAATACATTCACGCTAACAGATTTGTTCGGCAATGCCATAGATACAACGTCATTCACTGCGTACACATCTGGCGGCACAGCAACAAAAATCTTTGAGATTGCCACGCCCTATGCAGAAGCAGATCTGTTTAACATACGCTTTGTGCAGTCTGCGGATACAATGTATTTGGTGCATCCAAGCTATGATGTGCGTAAGCTGACGCGCACAGATCACAATGCATGGAAGTTTTCCATCCCAATCTTTCAAGGCCCACTTGAGGCGGCTAAGAAGATTACAGCAATTACCAAGGCTAATCCCGGCGTTCTAACGGTAACGGCGCATGGCTATAGCAATGGCGATGAGATTGCGCTGTCTAGTATTCAGGGCATGACAGAGATTGACGCGGCAAATTACCGGGTTGCGAATGTTACAGCCGATACATTTACGTTGCAAGATGAAGCTGGCGATGATGTAGACACAACGTCATTTACTACGTTTGATCCCGGCGGCGGTGCCGAGCAAGTAATTACCGGCGCTACGCAGGCCAACCCTTGTGTAATTACAAGCAATGATCACGCGTTCTTTGATGGCGATACGATATACATCCAAAGCGTAGTGGGCATGACAGAGCTTAATGGCAACCACTACATTGTTGATGGCGCTACAACGAATACGTTTAAGATAAAGACATTGGCAGGCGTTGATGTAGATAGCACGGGTTTTACGGCTTATACGTCTGGCGGCACTGCAGAGCTTACGCTATCGAGTGTGCAAGAGATCAATCCAGTTACGCAGCCTTTATCTGGCGCGGATAACCGGCCAAGCGTTGTAACGTTCTTTGAGCAGCGTCTTGTTTTTGGCAATACGAATGAAAGCCCGCAAACGCTGTGGTTTAGTAAAAACGCGGATTACCAAAACTTTGACACGGGTACGGCAGCAGATGACGCGCTGATCTATACGATTGCCAGCAATCAGGTAAACGACATTCGTTACCTGTCTTCTACGCGGGTAATGACGATTGGAACGTCTGGCGGTGAATATGTGCTATCATCAACGAGTGACGGGCCGATCACGCCTACCACTACGCTGATCAGAAAATACAGCAACTATGGATCTGGCAATGTAGAGCCGGTGCAGGTTGCGGATGTTACGCTGTTCTTGCAGCGCGGTGATCGGAAGGTGCGTGAGTTCAAGTATGCCGGCGATGTAGATGTAAACGCCTACGCTGCGCCTGACATGACGATCTTGGCCGAGCATATCACCAAGGGTGGCTTAACGCAGTTTGCTTATCAGCAAGAGCCCGACAGTATTGTGTGGGCATTGCGCGCTGATGGCACGCTTCTAGGCTTGAGCTATCGCAGGGAAGAGCAGATCGTTGCATGGCACAAGCATGTGGTGGGCGGTGTGTTTGGCAGCGGGCAGGCTGTTGTGGAAAGCATTACGACATTGCCGACAGAGGTTGGCGAAGATGAACTTTACATGGTTGTAAAGCGCACAATTAACAGTGTTACGAAAAGATATGTTGAGCGAATGAAGACGTTTGACTTTGGCAGCGTTACGACTGGCGCATTCTTTGTTGACAGCGGTTTGGCGTATAGCGGCGCGGCAACAACTACGCTAAGCGGATTGTATCATCTAGAAGGCGAAACGCTGACGGTAATTGCCAACGGCGCTGCGCATCCTGATGTAACTGTATCGGGCGGCAGCATTACGCTAAACTATAGCTCCACAACTGCAGCTATTGGTTTTGGCTATACCAGCAATATGCAAACAATGCGTATTGAAAGCGGATCTGCTGACGGTACAAGCCAAGGCAAGCCAAAGCGTGTGCATGGATTGACTGCACGTTTCTTTGAAACTGTCGGCGCTGAGATCGGCAATAGCTCTAACGAAACTGATCGGATACCATTTCGCAGCAGTGCAGATGAGATGGACGAGGGTTTGCCGTTATTTACCGGCGATAAGAAGATTGAGTTTCCCGGTGGCTTTGACAATGATGATCGTTTGTATGTAAGGCAAAATCAAGCGCTGCCATTAACAGTGCTTGCATTGTTCCCACGTATGAATACGTTTGATATATGAGGCTAGATAGATGAGCATATTTTCTGCCATATCTTTAGGCATGACGATCTTAGGTGGCATTCAACAGCGTAACTCTGCGAATGCTGCAGCCCGCAGGGCGCAAGAAGCTGCTGACTTTAACGCTAGCCTGATTGAGCGTGACATAGATCTGCTGGGCAGGCAGAGAGATATTATCAACGCTAACTTTTTAGTTGAGCAAGATCGGGCGCGGGATGCGTTTGAGGATGAGGTGCAGGGCGGTGTGCGCTCTGGGTTTTCTTACGGTGGCTTTGATCTAAGCAGCGGCACGCCAATGGATGTGTTGCGCGAAAATGCCAGAGAGTTTGACTACACGCAAAAGGTTGCGCGGTTTAACAATGCGATTACCAATATGCAGATTAGCGATGCGCAGGAAGAAGCTGAGCTAAATGCGCAGCTTGCTCGGATGGAAGGCGGCGCGCAGGCTGCTGGTCTTAGAGCGCAAGGCACGCGAAGCTTGATTAATAGCTTGGGAACAGCATCACAGGATATTTATGCTGCTGGCGGGTTGGGGGAGATCTTTAGATGAGAATACCAGTTTATCGTAGTGAGATTGCCGCAACCAGTGAAGCACCCGGTAGAAGCATTGGAGCGCGTATGCGCGGCAGTGTTTTGGCTCAGGCAGAGCTACAGAAGGGCGAGGTGCTTGGTGAGGTGCTTGGTCAGGTCGGTGCTTACGCTAAGATGCGTTACAAGGTGGCAGAAGAGACTAAGCTAAACGAGGGCTTGCTTGCTGCGACAGAAGGCTTGAACGTGGCGGCAAGAGACTTTGCGCGCTCTGATCAGCCTTACAATGTGTTAGATGGCGAAAACCCTCTATGGAATGAGGAAAGCCAAAGCATTCGAGAGAAGGTGCTAGAGGCTCTGGGCCCGAATAGATTTACCCGCAGAGCGTTTGAAGAGCGTTTTGGGCAGATGGAGCTTGATGCTCGGTTTAAGTTGCGCGGCGTGTTGGACAAAAAGATTGATGCGGCCAATCAGGCTGCGCTTGCTTCTCGGCAGTCTGGTGTTGTTCAACTGCTGTCTGATCCTGACGCAACAAGGGAAGACTACGACAATGCGCTGACGGGCGTTGCTATCGATCAAGGGCGGCTGGTTAAGGCAGGCGCAGCAAACGCTGGCGTTGTAAAACTTAGCAATCTCAAGATGAAGACTGACATTGCCGAGAATGTTGTAGGCTCATATGTGGGCGCCGATCCGATTAGAGCGTTGAACCTGATCGGCGCGCTAGAGCAGATCGATGCCGGTGAGCTTGATCCAGATAAGACTGGTGACTTGCCGAATGGCGGTTATCCGCTTTACACGCTGCAGAACTTGCCGAGAGATGATGCTGTTGCGGTGCTGGACAATGCGCTAAAGGTTGCAACGCGCTTTGCGAATGCACAGGAAAAGTTAGAGAAAAAGTTAGAAGATGATAGGAACTTTTTTATAAATCAGGCTGCAAACAGATTTACATATTTCGCTGCAGGATTTGAGCCCGGTGAAAAAGTTAGGGCTGGCGAAGTTACTGACTATGTTCCGCAGTTGCAGGCTGCGCTGCCAGATCCAGAGGCAATGATTTTAGCATCAGAGGCTGCAGAGCTTATGCAAGAGTTCTTGTATGCCAACAATGCTGTGACGCCTACGGTGCAAGCTAACTTTGACAAGTACGAAGACGAGCCAGCGTTGTCATTTGCAACGACAACTAATGAAACGGTTTATGAAAACTTGTTTGTTAAGAAAGATCTTGGCGAGCTAACGGCTGTGGAAGTGCAGGAAAACAGAGCCCTGCTAACAAGGGCTGACTTTAAGTTTTTTTTGGACGCAGTTGCGTCAGAAGAAGATGCGGCGCTGGTTGATGCAAAGCGCATTGCAAAGGCTACGTTTCAGTATGATGAGCTTAGCGCTGGTGATCCTGATGCTGGGCGAGCATCAAAGGCTGCGTATTACGCTGTGGTGCAAGAGCTTGAGACAATGGTTGTTGAGCGCCGGTTTTCGCCTGACGCTAGAATGACACCGCAAGAAATTAATGCTGCAGCCAAAGAGCTAATTGCAGGCCAGCAAGAAGCGTTTATCTTAGGTCTGCGCTTAGATTATGAGGCGTATGTTGAAGACGTAAACCAAGACCTATCAGGCGTTGGTTTAGTGTTAGATCCTGCCGATCCGATTGCAAGCTTAGATGCATGGTGGAGCAACCCAGATACAGATCAAACTGCGCAACAAAGAAATTACGGCAGAATAAAAAGCACCTTAATGCGTGAATACATAAACAAAGGGGTTCTTAACTAATGGCTGACCTCCTCCAAATGGACACCGACGAAGAGATTGATAAGTACGATGAGGCTACCCTGATCGCTAGCAATCCCCCGCCCTTGGCCGCGACAAGAGACAAGAGGGCTGTGTACAATCCTTTGAACGGGCGCAATGACGTTTTGGTGCCGTTGTCTCTCGGCGGTTATGTCAAGCTTGGCGAAGAGCCTGTGGATAGACTGGCAGAGGTGCGCAAGTACGCAGACGAGCTTCAGCAAATGGAGCAGCCGTTTGACATGGCTGACTATGAGGCGGCTGGGTTTACGCAGCGAGAAGTAGAAGACGCTGGTATAATCCCGCAAGGGCAAGAGCCCAGCATACGCACAGAACCGTTGCGCGAAGGCGAGGAACTGCGTATGCGCCGTGAGGGCGCTGCAATGGTAACGCCAGACGATCCAACAATGCGTGAAGATCTTACGCGTCTAACCTTTGAAAACACTGAGGGTGATTTGCGCCAGATCTTTGAGGTGCTTGGAATTGATAGATCTACTGCGCGCAAGATGGCAGAGGGCTTGTGGGGCAATCCAGAAAGCACACGCGATCTAGGCTTGGGCGTTGCTGATTTTACACCGGCAGGTTTGTTCTTTGGTGCGCAGGAAGGCATGAGAACTTTCCAGCGCGGCAGAAATACTGGCGATCCATTAACGATTGGCATGGGCGCATTAGAGGCAGGCCTGTCGTTTCTTGAGGCTCTTCCGCTAACTGCGGCGGGTGCTAAGGGCTTGAAGGCGTCAATACCTTCTATACGCAATGCTTTGACTGAGCTTGGCAGAAGAATGAACCAGCCCGGCGATATGCCAACAACTAGCTCGTTTGGCGTAGGCGCGATTAATGATGCGACTGCTGCTGCTGTGCCAGAGACATCAACAGGTTTGCCGGGTCGTATATCTACTCGATTACCTACGGCTAAAGCGGCAACGGAAGATCCACTAACGGGCACTTTAGTCGTTGGGCTAGAAGAAATGAAAGCAGACCCCAAGCTTTATGAGTTCAACGTAAACATTACTAAAGATTATCCCAACATGCGTGTGGCTCCAAACGCTACAGTTAACGAAACGTCGGAGCAATTTATTACTCATGTAAAAGACAACTTGCTTTACTTGCATGACAAAGTGCCAGCGGACACAAGGGCAAGGTCACAGAAGTGGTATGACGGTGCGCGAGCCGTTACTGATCGTTGGCAAGCAGAGTATGACGTTCCAGATACATCTATTGCTGGTGCATTGGCTGCACTCTCTCCGCAAAAGGATTGGTATCAAAATGTCAGCTTGGCAAAACGCACGCTTGACGTTGTGGTAAATCAAAAAGATTTTGCGTTCTCTCCAGAAATGTTGACTACGTTTGAAAATATCCCAGCTTTAAACAAGCCAGCATATCAAGAGATGCGTAAATTTTTAGATGGTAAAACATATGCTGAAATCTCGCATCCAGATCCAAAAGTTGAAAACGGTTTGAAGGCAATGTTTGTGCGATTGTATGATCAAACATACAATAAGCCAGATTATCCAATTGTAAGCCCAGAAGGTGATTTCTTAGATCTAGCGCGCACACAGGCTGGAAATCCTAAGAAGGCTGCATGGGGCAGCTTAAACGAGATAGGCAAGGCTGTTGCTGCTATCGAAGCCAACGGCGATGTTAATATTATCTCGCCGTTGATGGGTGAGCGCCATAAGGTGCGTAACTTCTACAATAATATCTATGACCCCAACTCTCCGCTAGGCGATGTGACGATTGACACGCACGCTGTTGCTGCTGGCTTGCTGCGGCCATTGTCTGGCAATGCGCTAGAGGTCGATCATAACTTTAAGAATATGAGCGTAAAAGGCAGGGGCACAACTAAGGGATCGGCTAAGACAGGCGTGTCTGGCAACTATGGGCTTTATGCAGAAGCATATCGTCGGGCTGCAGCAGAACGCGGCATCCAGCCAAGACAGATGCAATCAATTACATGGGAAGCTGTACGCGGGTTGTTTACTGACACATTCAAGTCAAACCAGAAGAATGTTGCAGAAGTTGACAGTATATGGCAAAGATACAAAGACGGTGAAATTGAACTCGACGAAACGAGGAGATTAGTTGATGAAAGAGCCGGTGGCATCAACCCCCCAACTTGGGAGTGACGATACAGTCGTTGCGATGATGAAGGCGTTTAATATGCCTATGACACGCGATCAATATGTTGAGCTTGCCTATATGGGCCAGCCCCCAGAAACTATAGAGGCTGAGGTTGAGGCAGAGATGCCTGCACAGTTTACAAATAAATAACTTTCTCAGTTGACTTAAATCTGCTACAAGGACGATATAATGGGGCGCATATGCGCCCTTTTGCGTTTGTGAGGTAATATGGCAATAGATCCAGCACAGCTTGCTGAAGAGCAGGAACAGCGGCAGCGCATCCAAGTTGCGGGCGCTCCGACTGAATTTGCTGTAGGGCCAGAGCGTGAAGGCGTAGAGCTTGCGGGTGGTGGCACCCGTGCGCTGTTGGAAGTTCTTGACAAGATGTCTACCAGCGTTCAGCAGCCTATTTCTCCAATGCAAGTGCCTGCCGCAAGACGCCAGCCTGCTATGCCGGGGCGTGTACCTACGCCGCAAGAGCGCGGGCTTGTACCTAACGATGGCACATATTCTCAGCGTGCAACGCAAAAGGCGTTGGCTCCACAGGTTCTTAGCCCAGAAGGCGTGGCAGAATTTGAGCGGCGTGGCTTTCAAGCGCAGCCTGATGAAACAGCGCAGATTTTAGCGGGTGCGCAAGAAGCGATTAGCAAAGAAGCTGACGAAGCAGAAGCATTGGCAGTTGATGTCAATGACATGGCAAAGAAGTCTCTGACAGCAGAGGCGCGTGGGTTTAAGCCAGAAACTGGTGTAGCAGATGAAAGCGTTACTGATCAGCTAGAAGAATTACTGACAAGCCAGCAGGCTGGCATTAAGACGCTGCAAGAAGGCGGTGACTTTAACTTTGATTACATGGACACGACTGATGACGTAAAGGCTACGATCACAGCGCTGTCTGAGATTTACAAAGATGAGACTGTTGCGCGCAAGCGTGGCTATGTGCCGAATGAGGTTACAATTGATCGGGCCGCAGAAGCGCTAGCAGATGAAACAGGCTTTACCAAGGCATTGCTAAGACGCAAGATTGGCGATGGCTCACTGAACGCAGAGCAAATGGTTGCGGCGCGTGAGCTATTGGTGCGCAGCGCTGACAAGCTGGAAACGCTGGCCACAAAGATAAAGTCTGGAATGGGCTCTGATGCAGATCGGTTAGCATTCCGCAGGCAGCTATCAATACATGCTGGCATACAGTTGCAGGTCAAGGGCGCACAAACAGAGGCAGCGCGTGCATTGCAGTCTTTCCAAATCAAAGTAGGCGGCGAAGAAAGCGCAGTGCGTCAGGCGCAAGAGGCCAAGCGATTGCTGCAGGAAAGCGGCGGTGGAGATCTCGTTGACGATATGGCAACGCGGTTCCTGCAGGATTTGAATGCAAATGGTATGCGCGGTGCGAATGAATTTGCGCGTGGCGGTTGGAAAGCTAAAACACGGCAGATGATTTCTGAAGCTTACTTGGCTGGTCTTCTTAGCAACCCTGCTACACAAGTTAAAAACATTGTCGGCTCTGCAGCTTTTATGGCATATCAACTGCCTGCTGAGATGATTGCAGGAATGTATGGGTCTGTAATTCGTAAAGGCAAAGAAGTTCTTGGAACAGATGCATATCCGATCAGTGACGATCAGGTTTACGTTGACGATGCGATGCTGCGGTTTAAGGGCTGGATGGACAGCTATCGTGATGCGTTAAAGGCTGGATCTATCGCATGGCGCACAGAGGTGCCTGCTAGTGAGGCCAGCAAGCTAGACGTTGAGCAGTACACATCGATTGCCGGTGAAAGCGACAGCACGCTGGCTAAGGCTACAACAGAGCTTGGTAAGCGCATCCGCATACCGTTTCGCTTGTTGCTGACATCAGATGAGTTTTTTAAAACGATGTCTCAGCGCGGTGAGCTATACGTGCAGGCAAACCGGCAGTATAAGAAAGCACTGCGCGATGGTAAGACTGTAGAGCAGGCGCAAGATGAAGCGGGTATGCTGCTGCTAGATCCGCAGTATGTTGCAGAAGAATTAGATTACAAAGCAAAGTATGACACGCTGCAGAGCGATCTCGGCCAGTTCGGTAAGTTTACCGGCATGGTGCAACGCTTTGACATTGGTGGCATTCCAGTAGGCAGAATGATCCTGCCATTTGCTACTGCGCCTACAAACGCGTTTTTGCGCACGACAGAGTTTATGGGAATTAATCCCAAGGTCTACGCAGATCTCTCTGGCAAGAACGGTGCGCGAGCGCAGCAGATGGCCGCAGGACGTCTAACCGTTGGCGGTGGCACAATGGCTGTCATGGCAAACTATGCCATGCAGGGGCATCTTACGGGAGCAATGCCGTCTGATCCTAAGCTGCGGGAAGCTTTGCCGCCCGGATGGCAACCGTATAGCCTTGTGTTTAGAGGCGAGGATTGGCCGAAAGATCGGAACGGCGATGACATGCCGCTTTATGATGTTTATGGCAGGCCAAATGGAAAGCTGCGCTATATAAGCTATTCTGGCTATGAACCTGTTGGCGGTATTCTTGCGCTGACTGCTGACGTAGTACAGCGGATGCATATGACGAGAGACCCAGAGGTGCGCGGTAATTTAGCGGCTGCTGCTGTTGGATCTGTGGTAGACTACTACAAAGAACTGCCAATGCTACAGGGATTGTCTGATGTTGTCTTTGCTCTGGAGTATGGCGATCCTACGCGATTAGGCAGAGGGCCAGCAGAGGCTGCAACGCCTATCGGCGTGCCAAGCCCGATTAGCTCTTTGCAACGTGCGTTTGGGCGCATGGAAGATCCATCTGTTCTTAGGCCACGCGGTGACGTTACATATTACACAGAAAAAGATGTGCTAGAGAAAAACGAAGATGGCACGTTTAAATATGCGAAAGCTGACGGTACGCCAGACTATAAGCTAGTCGGTATGCCTAAGACTGACTTTGGCAGTCAGATCGTTAGCTTGTTTAAAACAATGGATGGCTATCAATCTAAGGATAGTTTCTTCCGCGACGAGAATGACCGCAATGCTCCAGTCTTTGACACGCTGGGCAATAAGATCGGTGCCAATGATGTTAGCCTTGCAACAAAGCCGGGGCTGGCTATCTTTAACAATCTTAGCGGCATTCGTATCCGCGAGGGTGAAGAGGTGCCAGATTATCAAGCAGAGCTTATGCGGTTATCTTCCGCGACTGGTGGCTGGCCGCTCACAAACCCGTCAAGCAAGGGCGGTATGAAGTTAAGCTATGGCGCAATGGCTGACTGGATTGACATGAGCAAAAACGAGGTGACGATCAGGCAGTCTCGCATAGGGCGTGTAACATTCCGCGAAGCGTTAGAGGCGATGACTACAACGACAAGCAATCCTCTTGGCCGTGCTTATGATCGGGCGTCAGATAAGGATCGTGTGTCTATGGTGCGCGCTCTAAACAAGCAATATCTTGATAGGGGATTTGAAGTCTTACTTGCAATTCCAAAATATGCTAACTTAGCGCAAGCATACGAAGACAGCCAGCGCTTACAAGAACAAGGTGAAATAGTCAGATGACAGTATCAACAGCTACAAGCTTTAACAGTTATGCTGGTAATGGCAGCACGACTATCTTCGCGTATGCGTTTAAAATCTTCCAAGACAGCAATCTTGTTGTAACTCTGGTCAATGATACAACCGGCGTGGAAACGACACAAACGCTAACTACAGACTATACAGTAACTGGTGCGGGCTCTGATAGTGGCGGCAACGTAGTGTTTGGCACTGCGCCTGCAAGTGGCAACACGGTTGTTATTCGTCGCGTGCTGCCGGTAACGCAAGAAACAAACTATGTGCCAAATGATCCTTTCCCTGCCGAGGCGCATGAGGATGCGCTAGATAAGCTTACAATGCTTGTGCAGCAGGAAGTTGCAAGCAGTGAACTGGCGGTGCAATTCCCAGAAGGTGACGTAGGATCTGGCATTAACAATATCCTGCCATCTGTAACTGGCCGATCTGACAAGTTGTTGAAGTTTGGCTTGGATGGCGGCGTTGAGGTTATTGCTGTCAGCGATTTAAGCAGTGCCATTATTGGCGCTAATTATGCAGTAAATACATTTACTGGCACGGGAAGCACAACGGTTTACACGCTGTCTGCCGCGCCCGGATCTAAGGCAAACGCCGCAATCTACATTGATGGCGTGTATCAGGCTAAAGCTAATTACAGCGTGTCTGGATCTACTCTGACATTTACCACATCACCGCCGCTAAACTCTGCGATAGAGGTTGTGATTGGTGATGCTATCCCGGCTGGGGCGGCAACCACAGCATCTGCGGTAAGCTACACCCAAGGCGGCACTGGCGCAGTTACGACTAACGTGCAGGCAAAGCTGCGTGAGACTGTATCTGTCAAAGACTTTGGTGCTGTCGGTGATGGCGTGACGGATGACACAACCGCATTTACAAATGCACTAGCAGCTTCTAACAATGTTATTGTGCCTTCTGGTAATTATAAAATAACATCATCTTTAACGATTGCATCTGACAAAACATTAGAGTTCAGAGGCGGCGGCTATATTACAACAACAGCCACGATCATCAATCGAGGAAACATTGTTGCTGGTAATGTAAAGATTTTCCACATTACAGATTACACGACAAACATCAGATGGCTGTCTGGTCAGCCATTGAATGTAACATGGTATGGTGCTGTTGGTGATGATGATGTTGCTAATGCTTCTGTAAACCATAAAGCATTTCAGGTTGCATTTTATTCTTTCAAAAATGGAACTGAGCTATCTAATGCTTACGGAACTGTTTATGTTCCAAGAGGCAAGTATGTAGTTAATGAGGCAATATTTCAATCAAACAATACAACTTCTAGTGACCCAAATACTTCTTCAATAAATTCAAGAGGTGTATCTCTTATTGGGGAAAGCTATGCGAGTGCAGAGCTTAGAATGGAAGGTCAATCAGCAAACTTTGAAATGCTCAAATCTCAAGGCGGTATGCAGTTCGCAATCAGAGATTTGTATTTCTCAACAAACAATTTGACTGATGCAGCCAATATGACAACAACCGCAATTCGGATTGATAAAAGTGCAAATGAAGTATTAATCAGCAACATTCGTATTCAGAACTATGAGATAGGAATTAAATTTAACAGCACCAAAGATAATATGGTTGAAAACTGTTTGATTGATGGATGTTATCGTTACGCAATCCTCACTGAGAACAACGGTAGTTGTATGGTGAACAACTGCGACTTGTTTAGAAACGCTTCTAATCCTGCTTTGACTGCTGCTTCTCAACCTGATCCAACAAAAAATGGGGTAATTGCTTCTGTAAACGATGGTACAGATGTCGGTTTGTTTATTAAAATCACTAACTCCCATTTAGGCTTGCTTGGCTCATCAAGTAACTTAGTTTTCTCTGAAGGCACTAGAACCAATGGCGGCATTATCATGTCTAATTGTCGAGCTGCTGCTGATGCTGGAGGTGGCGAAAAGAATATCGTTGCCACTTCATCAGACTTGTATATTACGAATTGCAACTTTCAAAAATTTGGCTTTAATTTAACAAGCTGCACAGGACATATCACGAATTGTCGTGCCGGGTTTTCTGAAATTACTACTCCAACTAATCTAAGATTGGAGGGTATTCAGTTTTATTTTGGCACTACTTTAAATTCAACAAATGCAGTTACTGTAAATCCTGGCGGCGCAACTGGCGGCGTTCTTAAAATACACAACTGTACAACGCTCAATAAGATTAACACTAAGAGATTTATTTTTGCTGAAGAGTTGGATTATCTGTCTGTCAAAGATAATTTTGGTATCAATGTAGATAACACTGGTTCAACTGCTCTTCATGCAGAGACGTCACAAAACAATGCAGTTATCCAGTTTGAGGGCAATACGCTTGATGAAGGAAGCGATGTAGGAACTGGAATCTATGTTGATACAGACACGACTCGCCGAGTTTTAATAACGGGCAATGATATGTCTGCTGCAACTGGAACAGAAATATCTGCCACTGGCACTTACTCTGCTGACTTTATTGTGGACAACAACATGACAGCAGCCCTGTTACCATAGGAGATTAAAATGACTATTAAGCAACAAGGCGGTATTTTCGGAAGAAACCCATCGTTCAATGATGTCGAAGCTGAAAGCCTGACAATCGCAGGAAATGCAGTTCCAGATGCAAGCACGATCCTGGTAGATGGCGACATCGGCTCAACGGTGCAGGGCTATGACGCTGATACGGCAAAATACGACGACGTGACAGCTAACTTCACTGGCACGCTACAAAATGGCGGTAGTAATGTTGTAGTTGATACAGATATTGGCAGCAGCGTCCAGGCTTATGACGCTGACACAACAAAGAATGATGCGGCCAATGTCTTTACAGAAAACCAATCAATCCTTAATGGCATAGACTCTACTCTTTTCCTGGGTAAAGGGGCTGAGGGTGCAGATGGTGTTACAAAGATTAAGAGCTATCAGTCTGGCGCAGACACAGACCAGCTAGGACTTGTATTCTTTGTTCATACAAGTGGTTCAGGAAGTTCTCCTACTAATGAAGCTGTAAGAATTGACCACAACTTGCGATTAGATATGGTTGGTGGCGGCAACATTCTCTTGAATAGTGGAGCAGGCATCGACTTCTCTGCCACCTCTGGCACTGGCACAAGTGAACTGTTCGATGACTATGAAGAGGGAACGTTTACTCCAGCCTATCAAAATGTAACCGGAGGTTCGTGGACGTATTCTAGTCAGGTAGGTTCTTACACAAAAGTTGGTAGGTTAGTTACGGCTAGGGGTGACATTACAGTTAGTGCTGGTTCAGGTCTAAGTGGAAATATTGAAATAAATCTACCGTATTCATCCTCTGCTAATACAACAGGAACTTTAATGGTTAGTAATTTATCAAAAACGGTAGACAGCCAATTAACACTGTTCACAGTTGGAGCAAATACACGCATTTATGAATTTAGAAATAATGGAGCTTATGCTGCTAAAAATTATGCTAATTTAGGTTCAGTTCATACTCTATTTTTTAATGTGACTTATGAGGTTTAATGAAGGGTTAAAGACATGGCACTGACAAAAGTAAGTTATCAAATGTCCACAGAACAATTTGTGTATGCAAAGGACTATGGAGCAAAAGGTGACGGAACGACAGATGATACTGCTGCTTTGCAATCTGCCATTGATGCTGCTGAGGCAGATGGTGGTGGTTCAGTATTCCTAGACCCAAGTAAAACTTATCTTATATCGTCTGCTTTGAATTTAGGGGTGTCTGGAAACCCTGTTATTCTTGACGGTGGAAGCTCTAGAAATGGAGCCAGATTAAAAGCTGCTTCTGCGTTCACTGGTGGTATGGTTATCATTACTCAAGGCGGTGTTCACAATGTTGAAGGTGAGGGTGCTGGAGTAAACGCATCAGGTCATTCGTTTATATTCATGGGAACTGCAAGTCAAAAAAATCCTGTTGTTGAGATTATAAATGTTCATAATGCTGGTGGGTTCTATGACTTTATAAAAACAACCTATGAATATGATAATGCCATCATAGATATGGTAACATCAAATGTTGAGGTTGGTCATGCTGTTCTTGATCTAAATACTGCTGCTCCTGTTAGTGTTTCATATGCTGCAAGCCCTCGTATAACTCGTCTTTCTTTGCGCAACCCAGTAAGCACAAGAGCCGTTGGTGATCCAGTTCGTTATGCAGTTATTCTTGATGATGCTGAGAGTGCTTATGTTGCAGGGGTTATATCAAACTTTGATGTGGCTATTGAGTGTAGTGGTGCTAGTCGTGATGTTCGATTAAGCAACTTGCTTATTCTTGATTTAAGATCAACGCCATCAAATAATCTTTGGGAAGATGCTTGGACAACAACAACTGCAATTACTGTCGGTACTTATATCAAGCCAACAGGCTCTAATGCCAATGGGCATTTTTATGTTTGCACTACGGCTGGAACTACATCAGGCTCAGAACCTACATGGCCTACAACATATAACGGAACCGTGACAGATGGGAGTGTCGTTTGGACAGAGGTTGGTCAATCTGTAGGGATTAGGATTGGTGCATCTCAACAGTTTTCTATTCATAATAGTCGTATTGAAGATATGATTGCTTGTGTTGTTAATACTTCAAATTGCAATACATATTTATCGTCATGTCGTCTCGTTGGTGAGAACGCTGCGTTTTTAAATGCTGGTGGATTAAGCAATGAGCTATATGCGGCAAACTGTTTGTTTGCTGGAGATGTTGAAACCAATGCTTTGCTTACAAAATTTTCAGGCATCCATAACTTAATTATAAGCGATACTATTGGTGATGTTCCTAGCCATGAAACATCTTCTTATATGCAAAGAGGATTAGAAATGGATGGGCTTCATAATCGTGGGGCGCTTGTTCTGAGAGGGTATCACATTTGGGTTGATGGTACTGGTGATTTAAGAATTAACAGTGGTGCGCCATCATCGGACACAGATGGCACAGTAGTCGGAACACAAACTTAATGCGCCTAGTGCGTGGACAGTCCAGCCAAGGAGGTAAACATGGCCCTGACTAAATCAACAGTAAACGATATGATCGAAGTTATTAATCGAGGTGATTGGTCATCGGTGCAAGTACGCACTGCGACTATCATCAGTGAGGATGGCGTTGAATTATCACGCAAGTTCCACCGTCATGTGGTAATGCCTGATGCTGATCTCTCAGCAGAGGATGCTGATGTTGCTGCTATCTGTACTCCAGTATTCAGTGATGCGGTTAAGGCTGCTTATGCGGCTGCTCAAGAGGAATAAGTAAATGGACAAGCGTACAGTATCATCGGCCCACACACGTATTGATGGATTGGAGAAAGAAATCGTGGCTATCAAAACCGAGATGGATATTCAATTCAAGGATTTGTTTAACCGTGTAAAGCGCCTAGAGGCTATTGTTATTGGTGCGTCTGCGTTCATCATAGCATTGCTTCTACGCGTAAATATGATGAGCTAATGATCTGTGCGCTCACCAGCATAGCGGTGGGCGTAATGACTTACGGTCATCTTTACACTGCTTGCATATATCGGTGTCCTTCTGGGATTTATAAATATTATCCATACACAATTCGTGTGCCGTATAAAGCGCCGTGCTTTTCTTACATCAAGGTAGGTAAGGACGCATGATTGATCCAATGACAGCTATCGCCACAGCGACAGCTAGTTACAATATGATTAAGAAGCTGGTGTATGCGGGACGTGAGCTAGAAGATGTAGCGGGTCAACTGGGTAAGTGGTACGGGGCTGCGGCTGATCTTGGCCGAGCGGAGCAACAGCGTAAGAACCCACCTATCTTTACCAAGCTGTTTGCTTCTGGATCTGTAGAGCAAGAAGCCTTGCAGATTATTATTCACCAAAAGAAATTGGCCGAGCAAGAAAAAGACTTGCAGCAAATGCTGAATAATAGGTTTGGTTATGGCACATGGCGCGAGATGGTTGAGCTTCGTCGCAAGATTAAGAAAGAGCGAGAAGAAACGCTGTACCGGCAGCAAGAGCGCAGGGCTGCTTTCTTTGAAACGATGTTGGTTGTGCTGCTGTTGATAATGTTGGCTGCTATTATAGTCGGCGGCACATGGTTGACTGGCCTTGGCGCTGGGTGGTGGTAATGGCTGACGGTGTTAGTGGCATTGGATCTGCGCCCTTCAATGTTGGCAGTCAGATACACCAGCAAACACAGGCGCGTGAGCGGATTGAAACGCACCTTGCGGAGCAACGTGTGGAGAAAGAGCATAGAGCTAATCACAGCCATCTCGAAGCGTTGGCAAAGCAAAGATTTGATTTGCAGGAAACGTATGATAGGTTTGGCCGCAAGACAAATGCGGATCGGCCACAAGGCACAAAGATAAATATAGAAGTTTAGCTAAGAAAGGACGAGCTAATGCCAGAAGTAACTAAGGATGTCTCTGCTGAGAATACCTTCACAGACGCGTTGCGCGTTAAGGATTATTTTAATCTGTCAATCTCCAACACGTTCTCTGGAACCGTGACGGTGCAGCGTTCATTGGATGGCACTACATGGCGTGACGTTGATGACTTCACCTCGATCATAGAAACCTATGGCTTTGATCCAGAGCCATACTTCTACCGGGCTGGCATCAAGACAGGCAACTATACCAGCGGCACTGCATCGCTACGCCTTGGCGATCCAGACTACAGAAACCAATGACACCTGAGAAGCTGGACGCATGGCGCATTGTTCCGCGCCTGTTGATACTCTGCTACATGGTTGTCTTCTGGCGCACATGTAGCTGGTTTATGTATGATCTTGCAGATCCGACAAATGCGCAGGCAGGTTTTGTCAGCGTGATTGTAGGCGCTGGTGCTGCTTGGTTTGGGCTGTATGTAAACGGGGGCAAGAAATGATAGGGCAAATTGTAGGGGCGCTGGGTGGTCTGGCTAGTAGCTACATTGATGGCAAGACAGCAATTCAAAAAGCTAACGCTGAGATCAAGCTCAAGCAAGCTACTGGTGAGATGGACTGGGAGCAGTCTGCTATCGAGGCTAGCAAGGATAGCTGGAAAGATGAGCTATGGACTATCGTTTTCGTTGCTATTCTTTGCATGAATTTTATCCCTTCTATGCAGGATGTCATGGCCCGAGGCTTTGCTAATCTGGAGACTACGCCAATGTGGGTTCAATGGGGAATGTATGCTTCAATAGCTGCAAGCTTTGGTATTCGTACAATGCGGGGTTTGAAGAAATGAAGCAGAACTTTGATAAGTGTTTGGAGATGTTGCTGCACCACGAAGGCGGCTTTGTAAATCATCCTAAAGATCCCGGCGGCATGACAAACCTTGGCGTTACCAAGGCTGTCTATGATGCGTGGACAGGCAAGAAAAGCACTGAGGCAGAGATGCGTGCGCTGACGCCTGCTGATGTTGCGCCGATCTATCGCAAGAACTACTGGGATAAGGTGCGCGGTGATGACTTGCCAAGCGGTGTTGATTGGTGCGCGTTTGACTGGGCTGTAAACTCTGGCAGTAAGCGGCCAGCCAAGGCAATACAGAAAGCTGTCGGTGCAAAGCAGGACGGGGCGATTGGCCCTATGACATTGCAGGCTGTGGCTGATGTAGATCCAGACAGAATTATTGAAGCGGTGTATCATACGCGTCAGAGATTTTATGAACGTCTTAGTACCTTTGAAACATTCGGCAACGGATGGACGCGCAGAAACAAAAAGACTTTGCAGGCAGCATTGGAGATGACTTATGGCTGAAGGATTATATGCAAACATTCACAAGAAGCGTAAGCGCATAGAAGCGCAGAAAGCTGCTGGCAAAACGCCAGAGAAGATGCGTACGCCCGGATCTGCAGGCGCGCCTACTGAAGAAGCATTCGCGCAATCAGCAAAGACTGCTAAGAAGCCGAAGCGCAAATCAATGATGAGCGCGTAACATGGGTGCGGCTCCAGAAAGAACAGGCAACAG